GCTGTAGAGATTTACCCCGCCCCTCCCCTGCGGTTCCGGTTTTCGGTACCGGTTTTTTTGTTGTGACAACGCTGGCACATTGGTTGGTGGTTGGCCTGGTCCCACGGTTCCCCGCCGTCTTTAATTGGTTTCTTGTGATCACAAATCTCTGTTGGCCTGCCACACTCGCAGCACAGTGGGTTATCCCGCTTGTATTGCTTGGAGTATCGCTGCCATCGGCCTGACCGATAGAAAGGATCTGTGACCTTGTGCCGTCCACGGCGCTTACGCTCATTGCGCCCGAACGATGCACAGTCATCGCAGTAGCCATCACTGTTGGTGGTCGCCGTTCTGCATCGTCTGCATGGTGTTGGTGCTTTACGCGGCATGTTGTTCTGCCTCCTGTAAACCAGCCAAGTACGCCTTAACGTCTCCGCCGGTTACTTCTAGTCCTCGTTGGTAGTACCAGTCCCCACCGTTCTCCAGCTCTCTCTGGACACCGCTCTTGAGCATAACGCCAAACACTAGCTCGTCATGATCGTTGATAAACTCAACCACAAACCCTGCAGCCAGCAGCTTGCTACGGAGAACACCAACCATGTGCAAGGTATCCTTGTTCCAAGTGGCGCGCAGTTTGTCGTAGTTGTCACCTCGTTTACCAGCGAACGCCTTGTGGTGGCTGGCCAGCAGCTTGTAGCTGTTGTCCGTCAAGAAATCCATAGGGCTTGCATTGGTGACAGGTGGCCTCGTCAGTAGCTTCACGTCGTCTCCTGTTCTCTTCTGATCCCTTCCATAGCGGCCTCAGCCTCAGATACACCAAGCCCGCCGTTATTGTCCCGGCTTGCCTCCTGGAGATACGCCTCAAAGTTTCCGCTAAACAGTGTCTGTGGCCGTATCCATGGGATAGACTTCTCGTCCGTACACCATTGCCCGTGTTTGAACACGACCACCCTGCGGAAGTCAGCAACTCGAAACCCCTCGGCCCACCGTGCTTTTATGAGCCCTTTTGTTTTTTTGTTCGCTGCCTGATATTTGGTTCCGCAAACAGTGTTGAAATCATCCACAATCGCCTTGTATGGAATTATGATTCTCTTAGCCATAACCACACCACCACGCACGCCGTCCTGATCAGGAACTGGCAGGACAGTGTTTTTATCTTTTACTATAGGAGTTGGATCTGGTTCTGGGTTTGGATATGGTTCTGGGTTTGGGTTTGGATATGGAGTTGGGGCATTGCCACCCGCATCAATCGGTATACCACCCGCATCAATCGGTATACCACCCGCATGTAACCTGTATTGCTCAACCACTTCCTTGTGTCCGGTGCCCTTCTTATATTCTTGCGCTTTGAACCATTCCTTAAAGAGAGTGTATTCCCCACAGGAAAGCTGTTTCCTTACCCACCGGTATACGGCTCCCTTGCTCCCCGCATCGGATCGCTCATCCGCTCCAGCTGCATACGGGTTGTGCTCTACCCAGTCGTGGACCGAGTACACGCCGTATTCGTCAATATCAAGCCACCCTGTCTCAAGCAATGCTTTGACCAGCTCTTGCGGATCGCCTGGGTAATTCGCCTCCAGTGCGATGTCTTCCTCGTCCCATCCTATCAGTATGCCATCCGGTCTACTGGTAGCAGTGCCAATCCATAGGTCGAGCAGGTAATCCGTAGAGCCGGCACCAAGCCGCTTGCTTAGTTTTCGCCTTTTCCTGCTGCCACGGAATGACAACAGGACCCTGATATCGGTATTCATTGGCAAGTATCCTCACCGACCTGCTGGATCTGCCGCTGCATCACCATTATCTCGTTGATAACAACGGCCCCCTTATTCTGCGCAGCCGCCAATTCACCGATCTTTACTTGCTTTATGTCGTACAGCTCATCCAGAGATAACTGGGCCAACTCCTCGACTGTATACTCTCGCATCACGTCACCCTTTAAGCGGAAGACAAACGGCAGAGATAGTTGCCGTTTGTCTTCATTGTTTGTTATCTAATGTTGATGACAGGAGCTCCGAGTTTGCCCATTGCATCCCTAACTTTTGTGTTTTCAGCGTCAAAAGCGTGCTCTTCAATCTTTGCAATGTTTATCATGTTAAAGAATATCCTGAGCCTTTCCTCGCCTACAGAGAAGCGAACATTGCACTCTATTTCGTATGGTTTACTTCCGATGTACGGGGTAATTGCTATTTTGAATTTAGACCTAAAGTCCATGCTCCCGTTGACTGTTTCGCCCTTGATTGTTTCAGAAAAACTAAGCGATTGCGCCCCGGTGTTGGTATCTATTACAGAGTGATACTGTGCGTTGCGCTTAACCTTTAGGTTTGAAATCATTTCAATCATTTCCGCAGCCGGTGGCTCAACGATATTTTCAAGGTTCTCCTCCAGAAAATCGGCAAGCTGCAGCTGTGTCATTCTTTCCCTGTTGTTTGCCATCCACCTTCCAAACTCCAAGGTTCTAACAAGACTGAGAGATATTGTTCTGTCTTCAAACCCTGCTATTTTGCCATCTTCTGCAAAGTTGATAATGGCGACAAAGTTTCTGTTGTTCATGTCTGCTCGGACAATGGTTGTTTCGGGTATGTTTTCACGTTCAACCATGTAGGCGAACGATTCAACGTCAGCTACACGCACGTCGCCTACATTACGCATAGGCCTCTCGTTTTCTAGTTCAAATTTACGTTCAGCAATTCTTTCATCACGCTTAACAATTTCTTCGTTTCGCTTAGACATATCGTGCGTTTTAAGCTCATAACCTTCTGGGACGACTGCATACAAAAGCTCCCTTTCGTCGCTAACGTCAGCAGTGGTGGCACCGAGCTTTATCAGTTCGTTAAGGTCGATCTGGTAAAGTGCGTTTTTATCGTCAGGCATTACCGTCTCCTTATTTTATTTTTTATTGCTATTGGTTCACGTTTATGGCTACCACTTCCCCATGTTCCCCTATATTCACAGCTTCTGGCTCCTCTTGGACCTTAACTGTACCGGGAAGGTTGGGTTGCATAGGGTTGCGGCGCACAAGGTTATTGTCACCATCCACAAACATGAGTGTGGGTTGTGCTTCATGTTCTGGTACAGGTGCCTTGATGTCGTCCTTAACGATCACCTGGGCACCTTTTGGCGTTACCGTGAGTTTGAGCGTAAACGTTCCTTTTTTTCCTGTTTTCACGCACCCTTCTACGAGCTTGTTGAGCTTTTCTGTTGCTTCTGTTTCACAGGAACCCGCTCTTAACTCTTTCAAGGTGTCCTTGAAGTCTCTGATTAAATATTTCCCACCATTTTGCACTTCCATCATGCAGCCTCTCCAAGTACAGCAGATTTGCCCACAACCTCATCAAGCGCGTTTACGTGCTGCTGTCCAGGCCCGTTAGCATTGCCGGTAATAACCATGCCCTTAAGCAGCCACAGCAGGTCGTGCAGCCGGTCAAAACTATCGATAGACATCACAGGAAATGGCAGCACCGCGCTATCCATCTCAAACGGCTCAACAACGGCAGTTGTCTTAAGTTGGCGTTCAAAAAATGCGATCTCTTTTGTTTTCTCATCGAGGAGATCTTGCAGGAGTCCGTTTGAAGTGTGGAGGTCTTGGTTGTTGTTTTTGTGCCGCTGCAGGTTGCTGGAAAGAACAGCCACTGCATCGATAATATCGGCATAAGACTCACCGTCCATCCCAACAGCGGCGCCGATCTCACCAAGAGCAGCAACAGCCTCCTCCAGATCATCAGCAGCCCCTCTTGCCTTGCCAACCGTTTCTCCACGGCTAACACCTTCCGCCAATCCAAGCGTTTGACGGATGATATCCATCTGGTTAACCAGGATAGCAACCCTTCTCGCTTCAATCTCATAAGCGCAATCCAGCCCATTGATATATTCAGCCACCGGAACTGCGCCTGTATCCATGCCAGCCAGCGCAACTGCGTCGGCAAGCACCCATGTCTTTTCTCGCAGCGCCCTCTCCGTTTCGTAGGCCATGTCCAACCCCTGGACAATCTGCTGAGCGTTGTTAACTAATTCCAAGAAACTCTCTGGTTCAGCAGTCTTTCCACCCTCTTCTGGGTGTAGATAATCAATAATGATGTGTAAACTTGACTGCGAGCGGACCAGTTCTTCTATCTGCTCAGTAGTCCACAAGTCACCACCAGCAAAATAGCCATCGCCATGAAATTCCTTAAGCGCCACCACTACAGTTTCAGGGTTATTCTTGGCAACAGTGCGCATGTTTTTGCACGAGGCACAGCACATCTTGCCAGCATGCAGATACAATGGTCTCTCTTTGCCTTGGCACTGTTCACAGGTGCCAACATCTCTACGTTTACCCATAACATCCTCCTTATTTTCAACTTCACCAAGCAACGCATCCAGAGCGGTAAACTCAACCTCTGCAGGTACCTGCTCCCCCTTGCACACGTCACACATCCTTATATATCTGCCAACTCTCCCGCGCCTTTTATCAGCTAACTCCTGGCGCTGAGCAGCACAGGCATTTTTAAACCCCTGCTCGGTCATTCTGGTTGGCCGACCGCAAGTAACAGGGCATTGCCTTAGCATTGCACCCCGCAATGCAGATTCAATACTCACTGCTTTTACCTGGGCCATCAGCCAGCCTCTTGCAACGCAACAAGCGCAACAAGCGCAACACGCAGATCGGTAATGCTCTCCCCAGGGACAAAAAACTCACCCTCGTCATCTGTGTCAGGGTTGCACCCGACAGGCTCTGCAGCATCAATTAGCCCGCCAACACCAGCCACCAAATTTTCAACCGCCTCCAACAATTTATCTTTCTTTGCCACTACATCCTCCTATAGATTTCGCGAAAGACTATTGATCGTATACACAACCCGCCTAGGGGTACGAACCCCACGACCACTCAAGTCACTAATCAGCTGCACTACCTCATCTTGAGATATGTGACTAATCCTGAAACAAACCTCTGGTATTTGCGCCTCTCCAACGTCGTTCAAAAAAGCCTCAACACTGTCCGCCGTGCTGGCAATGTTGCATCTCATCAAAACAGCCCTCCCTGTTTATGAATTTTCGGGCGTCCAACTTTCGCCCGTTCAATCAAATATTCCTCCAGATCACGCCCCTGGAACTCAACAGCATCCAGCTCCTCCTCAATCGACGGCACGACATACCCCATACTGCCCTGCTCGATCTTGTTTTCCAGATCCTCAATCCGCTGCATCATGGCCGCGTTTTGATCAAGGAGCTGTTTGAGGAGTTGTTCGATTTGCATCTGTCGCTATGTCGCTATTGCCCTCAGCTCAAAGAGCTAGGCAACGCCTCCCATTGCTAACCCATCTCTATCAACCAAAACCAGGCCACGCTTTTTGCGGATAACCCCACATTCGTAATACAGGGTGCTCATGGTACACTCCATTTCGTCTATAAAACCAGATGGCCGTTTCAACTCTTCGCACAATTCAAATACTTCAGGAGCGCCTGGCGAAATTCCAAGCGCCAGCAACAATGGCACCAGATCTTCACCTGCCACAAATGCCTTGTACACAGCGAGATAATCATCCGCCATGGCCCGCAAACTGCCCTTGTCTTTTAAGTATTCAGCGTTAACCTCGTAACGATCCGCTATTACATAAAGCGCTTTATTCATCTCCGAGACTGTCATCCTGCCCCCCAGTTATTTTTCCGTATTTTTTTTGCACGCTGGCTTCAAACTGTCCTACTTCTTAGTTCGTAGCTTCCAACCGGAAAACTTTGGCGAGGTTCGTTAAGCCCTTTGGGGTAACGAGAACCTGTTCAATGACCTTTTCCCTGCCATCAGATGTGCAGGTAGTTGTTACCTTGTGATAAAGAACGCCTTGTTGGATTCTTTCCTGATAGGCGAGCCAGCCTTTTCCACCAGGCCTGCGATATATCCACTGGTTGGCGGACATCCAGTCAAACAGGTCTTTTATTCGTGGTAGCTGTAAGGACTTGGCAGTGTCCGTGATACATGTGAGGCCGTCAGCACTAGCTATCTTGTCGAACGCCTCAACAGTTGGAGTCTGCTTTTCAAGCCTTGCTTCCAGCTTGATTACTTTTTCAGTATAAGTAAGAAGAATCCCCCGCATCGCTTCGGGGTCGCTCAGGATCTCTACTGGATCACGGTGCTTGATTTGTTCTTCAAGATCTATCCACCGGTCGATAACTTTGGCGCGCCGAACAGCGTCATAGCCAGTGACGAGTGTCATCGTTGATTTGAAATCAAGGGAGTACATCGGGCGATTTTCGCCTTTTTTATCTTTGTATTTAACGAGCTCAACTTTGGGCCCGTTGATAGCTCCTTCCGCTAACAGCACTCTTATATCGCGCATTACATTTTTGTGAGCCTTGCCAGTCAACCCTGCAATCTCAATGCTGGTCATTCTCTGTTCTGTTTGGACAGTTAAATCTTTCACGATTACCTCCACGTAGTGTGGTCTATTTGCACTATTTCAAAGTGTGTTTTGTTCATGTCGTTTTTTTGACTAAGCGTTTGTAACATCCCGGAATTGTTGATGTATACCTTTGTCTACTTTTGTCTACTTTTGGATACATAGGTATACCTGACAGGGCCAAAAAATTAGGGTAGATCATTAAGTAAAGATTCAATGGTTCCCTGGTACCGATACATTTTTTCAATATGGTCAAGATGAGAAACATAAAACTCAACCGCATCAGATATAACCGAACTGGTAGACCCACCACTTGCCCTGGCAACCTCTGCCACAACTCGCTTTTGAGTAGCCGTCAATTTTGCAGTAGCATTTTCACTGCGAGACTCTGTTTTCGCAGATTCTCCAAAGTTATTGATCTGTTTCTTGATTACCTGCGACAGCACCATCTGCTGTACCATTTTGCTCACTCCTCTTTTGTGTTTAAAAAAGACCAGCCCCTTGCTAAGATGCATTGCCAGACCAGTAGCAACGCGCTTGGAGGCACAAGTGGCTGGTTTTTCAGTTATTTCCTTTCTGGAAACAACTCAGAAACCTCTTCCCCTATAGCCTTTGCAATGGCACTCCTAATCCTTGGATTAGGGCGGACCTTGTGTATCACCTGGCTCACGGTCGGTGGCTTCACGCCTAGTTTATGGGCAATACCTTTGACCGAGTTGCCAGACATACGCAATTTTTTTGTTATATCTTTGCCATCCATGCCTAATTTCTATCAGCAATTAGGCATAATGGCAATCAAAAATAGGCGTTCCATGGAAAGCTTGCAGAATTTTTACGCACGACTTGAGCGCGTGCTGTTTGAAAAAAACATGAAACCTGCTGATTTATCGAGAGAAACAGGAATAGATCAGGGGACAATCTCAAGGTGGAAAAAAAGAGGCACAACCCCTCAGCGGGATTCAATCGACAAGATTGTTGAGGTAACCAACGCAAGACGGGAATATTTAGTATTCGGCACTGAGCCAATATTCCACTTATTTCCAGCCGAGGCAGGCACCTCCACCATCAACCAAACCAACGTCGGCCAAGCACGCAATATCCAGAATTCCAATATAAACGGCGGGGCCTTTAACACTGCAGAACAAGATAGAGAGCTAACCAGGATGTACCGTGACCTGGAGCCACTCTCAAAACAAATCCTGATGGAAATAGCCGACTGGCTCAACGATACAGAAAAAATTCGCCCGGGATTCAAGGCATGGTTTGCAGTGGAATTCCAAAACAGATTTCCAGAATTAGACGACTGGAAGCGGAACAAGAAAAAAAACGAGACTGGTTGTTAATATTAAAAGGCAAATATACCCTCAAATATATGGGTATATCTACCCATTTACAAAAAACCGGAAAACGTTTAAACCTCCTGTCTCAAAAAGCGCAATCAAGGAGGATTAGATGCAGCCATACACCATCAGTCAGGCACACGCAGCCACTGCAACCGCTGTACAAAATAGCTATATAGGCAACCTATACAACACTGTCACCTGCACGGACGAACTGTCTGGGATAGGCAACATGACGGCAGCAATATCAACCAACAGCTCCAGGCTTGAGCAGCTGGAGACGCTTTACAGATCAGCAAAGGCGAAACATTCAGCGTCAGCAGATCTTGCAGAGCTCTGCATTAAAGCTTGCTTTGCCTGCTTACTAACGATTGGACTAAACGCATGGGCAGGTAACAGCTTTTTATCAACTGGACCGATCCTAGCCGCCCCGTTCATCCTGATAGCAATTGCCATGCTCTTAATCTCACCAACCCGATCCATGGCAAAAAAGAAAAGATCACTAAAACGCCAGGTGAAAGTATGCGCAGAACTGCAGCACCAGCTTTGCAGAAAACGAGAAATTGAAGCACTCACCAACCGATATTCAGGATGAAATAATATGGGCGCCAGCGCTGATATTTAAAAGGCGTTACACCGAAAAAAACAAGCTAGCTTAATAACAGGAGACTAAAATGGGTATTTCTGGAGCTGAAATACAAAGACAAAATAACAAGAAAAAAAGTGCGCAGCCACCTAGTAAACAACCGCCTAAAAAGCCATTTAAACAGAGATACAAGGAAGCTGCAGCAGCAAACCAACCTGTTTGTGTCAATTGCGGCTACCAGGGCAAACCTAAGCTATACACCAAAGGTAGTATTTTTATAGAAATAATAGCTTGGCTCATGTTTCTGCTGCCTGGCGTCATTTACTCCCTTTGGCGTCACGCCAGCAGATATAAAGGGTGCCCACAGTGCAGCGCTCAAAATATGGTCCCGTCAAGTAGTCCGGTCGGCCGTAAGCTACTCAATGGGTAGGGCAATATTGGCAGCGCTGCCCTTGCTCCTGTTAATAATTGCCCCGGCATACGCGTGGACAGGCAAAGTCAGCCATGTAGTAGATGGCGATACCATAGACGTGCTCCATGATGGAGACAGGGAAAGGATAAGGCTTTACGGAATCGACACACCAGAACGAGGCCAGTTTTACTACAAACAAGCCAAGGAAGAGGTCAGGCGGCTGGTTGCGGGAAAAACAGTTACCGTTGAGCCATATTACCTAGACAACGGCAATCCCAGGCGAACCGTTGCAACCATCTCCATTGACGGCTTAAACATCAATCAGCACCTAGTGCAAGCAGGGTACGCCATAGTCCATCAAAAATACTGCACCAAAGATATCTGCAACAGCTGGAAAAACTTAGAAGCTACCGCCAAAATGCAGGAAAAAGGCATGTGGCCCTCGAGGTAAACTATGTCTATCCGCCCTCACCCAACAAAAGGCCCTGGCTGGTGGTACATCAATTACCGACCAGAAGGCCGCAAAGGGAAGCAGAAAAACGTAGCCGTTGAAGGCACCGAAGCAGAGGCCATGGTTGCCGAAACCAGACTGCGCCGTCAGAACCGTGGCCGGAAAATTTCCGCATTCCCGCAGCTCAAAGAAGCAGCGCCAGACTTTATCACCTCCTACGAGCTCGACCATCAGCCAGCAGGCACGGATCGCACCAGGCGTAGCCTCAAGATTCTGCTCAAGTTTTTTGGCAAAGAGCTTTTTACCAGCATCACTCATGGCCAGGTAGACCTCTACAAAGAGAAACGCCTCAAAGAAGGGGTAGTACCATCAACTATCAATAAAGAGCTGGCCGCACTCTCATCCTTTTGCAAATGGGGAGCGGAAAGAGGCTTCTGTCAGCCAGTCAAAATAAAAAGATTTCCACCAAAGCTCACCCGGGCACCCTTCCCCAACGTACCAAGCCAGATAGAAATGTTAGCTTTGATAAACTCCATGGATTGGCCAAAATGCGGTTTATTCGCGTGCCTGTACCTGGGGGGACTCAGGTCTGCAGAGGCCATTAATTTAAAGGCTGAAACGATTTTAATGCAACAGGGTGTTATGCTGGTGATAGGAAAAGGAAACAAGGAAAGAGTGGTACCAATTATTCCGAGCTTAAAGCCGATCCTGGAAAAACGGCTAAAAGAAATACAAGCCGGGCTCATGTGGCCAAAGAAAGACGGTACCCCTTGCAAGGATCTCCGCTCAGCTATCAAGTGGGCTAGCAAAAGAGCCGGTATCACCAGGCACATCAACCCCCATTTATTCCGTCATGCCTTTGGAGTACATACCACAGAATCGGGAGTAAACCTGCGCCAGCTGCAGCAGGTAATGGGGCACTCCAGTTCCACAACCACAGAGCTCTATTCCCGCTTAGCTGCAGAGGCACTTAAGAAAGAACTTGGAAAATTCAGCACACCTGGTTAAATTAATTATGCAGAAAAAAAAGCACATCCAGCAAGTTACGCTAACGCCCATGAAACTTAAAATCCCTCGGTCGTATGACTGTGCGAGTTCGATTCTCGCTCCGGGCACCAAGAAATATCAAGGGGTTAGCGACTGCTAACCCCTTTTTTTATTGGTTGTGCGGGAAGTGAAATTTAACACAATTTAACACATTATTTTCAAGAGCACCCCCCCTTGCACTGCCCTCTCCTCTTTTTCCTTAAGAAGAAGTGGCATTCCACATGACATTCTTCCGGTAAAAAAATCAGGATGGCTGTTTTTTTAATCAAAAAAAGCAATGGTGATTTACCTGATAGCATCAGCTCGTTTGGTCGGTTCCGCTGCGCATCAAAAAAGCCAGTTCATCTGCTCGTTTACCCACCTGCTTAGCCCACTTACTGTCCAGCATCTCGTAGACTGCTGCGTCCCAGCCCCCACGCTCTACCGCTGAGAGCATTTTTCTAAACTTGAGCAGTCCAGCCAGGCCCAGGTTGTATGCCATGTCGCACAGCACATCCTGGCGAACTGCAGAGAGCCGGGTATAAAAAGGCAGAGTATAGGCTAGTTGTTCGTCCAGCAGGTTAAGCCGGTGCTGGAGCAGTAAAAGCGCCTCATCTTCGGACATACCGACCTCCAAGTTATACCCGTAACCAATGGTTTTACGGCCAGCGGTACAGGTGTATATGTGTTTCCGGTAGCCCTCATGGGCTATAATCATCTGCTCACGCCTGGTCATCTCACACCTCATATACAGATGGATTTTTGACGGTGCCGGCGGTGCCCACGATTTGGTCACCCACAATCCGCACTTGCTCGCCCTTCCGGTACAGCTCGTTGCTTGCCACGCGGTAGGTATGTCCAGAGCTGTCGTTTACCAGGTACCAGCCCGGCATGGCTACCTTGACAACCTTGCCGGTGATTGTTTTTTTATCGTTATTTTTTACCAACTGCAGCCTCATGCTATGGCCTCCAGGTCCAGGGTTTGATCCACGGTAACACTGTCCTCTGTGCGAGTAATATCTAATGACCAGCCGGTTACCATGGCCCGTGCTGCAGGGCGTCCGGTTTGCATTACTTCCACAATTTTCCCACGGCGAATAAAAGCTAATGCCGGACCAGTTCCGGTCAGCATTTTGCGGCTTGAGCAATTAGCGTCTATCTCATTGCGGCCGCGCTCTCTGGCCACGGCTTCGGTGGTTATCAGGGCGTCGGATATATCAGGCCCTGGCTTGCCTGCTGGTTGGCGTTGGACGATAACCGATATCATACGGCCTCCAGATAGGCGACCACGGCCACAGGGTATTGCTCATCCCCTGCCAGGCTCATGGACGGTGGAATAAGTTTAAAGAGGGTAAAATTAACCGGGTAGGAAATATCCGCCATACAGGGCTCACCACCAGTGATCCACACCTGGCGCCCGTCATTCTCCAGGCCAGATCCAGCACGACCCATCCAAGATGGATGAAGATTTCCGGCGGGGATATAGGCGAGGGTTACGTCCCCGGTGCGCTCGGTACCAGTTTCGACCAGGGGAGCAGGAAAAACCTGTTGCGTGGTGATATCCCTGGAGCCGCTGCCCATATCAACCACCATGCCATCGGTGGCAATTACCTGGGTGACGCGCAGATCCGCGCCATGGTGGAGGCGTAAGAAAACCTCTTCCCTAGGGTAAAACTGGGTTTTGACCTTGCCATCAGCATCCACGTTGAACTGATCGTCCAGCTCAAACACCGCAAACTGCTGGCTTGCAGAAACCGACTCCCCAAACTGAACCACTAAAGATTCCATTATGCCTACTCCAGCACCAGTTGCAGTTGCTCGTTTTTACTATCTTGAACAAGCCACTTTTTACACTTAGTAATATAAGTAATTGCCAACAGGCTTTCACCATCAACACCGGCCTCCAGGGTGCCATCCTCATTAAAATCAACGGTGCCCAGGTCTTCATGGAGCCAATCAACCGTCACCAGGCCGTAAATCGGATATCCAGTATTGGCAGACCCGGCAACAAACTCCACCACCTCCTCTACCTGGCGGCTCTCTATACCCATTGGCTCGATAGTTACCCAAGCCCCACCAGTATGTCGCAATGTAAGGACACCGGTCCACGGTACCTGGTAACCCCGAATCCCTTTTGCTGATCCGGTCAACGCCTGCTCCTCTTGCCGCAGTGTCGATTTATCGGTGAGGCTGTCAGATACACGATACTTGTTATAGCCAGGCTTATGTTCGGTGCGCTCATCCAGGTCAAACCAGGTTAACTGGTCCACTAAGATGGAGGCAGGGGTAACTCCACTCCAACCAGGCACAGCAACCGGATACAACGCCTCCACCAGCAAGATCCCATTTGGCAAAGACTGTAACTCGGCACCTGCAGCAGCAGCCAGTTTACGGATCAGCTCCAAAGGCGTCTCATCCGCAGCAAAAAATACCCCGCCACCAATGGGCCAGTCCACCGTCTGCCAATCAATGGTAACCGCACCTGCCAACCCGGCAACAATCCCAGAGGCCATACCTGACAGCTCACCACTCACAGGTTCTGCATATGGCGCATCCAACCAGGCAGCAGCAGAAAGGGCCGTCACATCATAATCAATACCGCCATGGCGGGTGGTCCGGTCTCGGCTCTCAATGGTGAACACAAACAGCTCCCCCAGGGCGGAAACCGTCAACTCAAGACCAGGCACACAGGCCGCATAATCTCGCTCGCTCTCCACGGTAACGGTGCAGCTCAGCCATGCCAGATCGTTTTTAATACTGATAGACGAAACCCCAACCGCTACACCATCAACCGCAACCAACCCGGTACCAACGTGATCCTCATGCCATCCAGGCAGCTCGGCGCAGCCATAGACAATATCAAGGCAACCAGCCACCGGCATGCGCTCAGGCAGGCCATACACAATCTCCAGCGCACCATCCACCTTGCCACCGGAAACGGCATATACAATATCCAGCTCACCGGCCACCACCCCAGGCAACCGGTAACAGATCTCCAGCGCACCCTCCACACCCTGGGCGCATCCATACACAATCTCCAGCTCACCGGCCACCAGAGGCGCGCACCAGTAAACTATATCCAACGAGCCAGCCACTTTGGTTGCGCAGCCGTATACTATATCCAACGCTCCATCAGGCATCAGTCATCCTCCATGTCAGGTCCAGAAGGGCGACCCTCTCTTCTGTTTTCTATACCTTGAGCTTGCACAGTTTCACCCATCCTGGACCTGTTTGGTGCACGCTAATTGCAGCAACGGGCCACGCAGCCTGCACCGTTTCCACAAGGTTAGCCACAGCCGCGCCCACTTTTCTTGAAAGAGCAGCGTCCGAGGCGTTAATGATTGCTGTCGCTGATGCAGGCTGACCCATAGTTAAACCAGGGACGTCTGAGTATCTGGTGACTACCACAGCTGGCGCAATTTTATTTTCCATCACGAAACTATACTCACACACCCCCGGCCAATAGCTGACGGGCGACATGATGCTGTACATATTACCCAGGGAGCTATAATCCCCGCCCACGTACAAATTGTAACAGCCATTGTTGTCACACCCTGGAGCTCCATTACAGTCGCTCATGTTGAAAATCTGGTACCGTTGATAAGTCCCTGCTAGAAAAACGAAGAATAGCTCTCCCTCGCTGTGTACCGCTGTCCATAATCCTGTTGCCTCCCCAAACTGAGATGTTAAGTCAACAAAAGTCCCTATGGCCTTATACTCTGCTCCTGCTGTTATCTGTACCGCCCAATCAAAACTGTCTATGGCGCTGTAACTGTACAAACCGAACACGTCAGTTCCGTAAGCGTAGGATTTACCTTGCTCTATAAACGTATACGGAAAAGACCCAGGGTAAGTGTGCACTATCACGGTAGTGGCAGCCTTTAGGGTAAAACGTATTTTACCTGCTAAGGTGCCAAGCACCCCATCATATACGTCATAGCCGTAACCAAAACCTGCCGAATAGTTTGTCTCAGCTACGCTATTAGCGGTATATGTACCAAAACTAGACCAAGTGGTTTGTTGCGCCAAGTGCGCGGCACAATCCTCGGGAAAGGAACCCACTTGGTTTAGTGTTTCCCGGTAGTACGTTGTTGGTTCAGCGATGTAAACAGATTCGTTCACGACGTTTGCTGTCTGCGTACAGGCCGATTTCATCGGGGTAATTGTACCGGACACACGCTCCTTTACTGTCCAGTCTGCTACGCCACTATCAGGCTGCGTTTTATCGGCTGACATGGGAACTGTTATCCCCTGGTCAGAATACTCAAAATTATACGCAAACCAGGCCAACCAGGCGGCGTCTCTAATGCCAGGGTTTGCTGCAGGGTTAGCCGGACTTCCAGCCTTGCCCACAAACGTGTTCATATCCAATGCTTTGCCAGCGGCCATATCAAATATCAGCTCGTAAGCAGTCCCTTTTTTATAAACATAGACAAATGTCCGCAGGTACTCAGTAGGGCCATCAACCAGCATGCCCACCCGCACCTTATAGTCACAGCCGCCGCCCTCTTGGACCAACCCCACTTTGACCACCTTGCGGCCCTGGTCGTCGACACTCACCTCCATGCTCTCGGCAGTATCTGGCACGATAACCTCCAGCTCGCACCGGGTCTCCTGCGGGCAGTCTGCGGGCTCGGACGGCAACCGCTTTAGAGGCAGGCTGACTATTTTTTTGTAGCGAGTTATCATGCCTCGGTACCGGACAGAGTAAAGCTGTCGTTTTCGTCCAGGTCGTCGGCGTCGCTGGATTTATAACCACTGGCAGTCACCACCACCCCGTGGTCGCCACCCTGGAGCACCGTCCCGCCGGATGGATCGCCCACCGGGTTACCATCCACCACAAACTCGGCACCGATGATGGGGTCGCCGGTGCAAAAATCAAACGCTTCGAACACCACCTCGTACTCGCCATCCTCTTCCACCGGCTGTCGGGCTCCACCGCCAATGCTATACCCACCCTCGCAGGTGCCAAAATTTTCCGGCATCTCAATCTCAACCGACTCTTTTTGACCACCGGCATATAATTTGACCGTGGCAGCGTAGAGGTCGCCAATATTAAAATCATCACTGGCCTGTTGCTCTTCGGTGGCGTCCCTGGGCTCCAGGGTCAGTACATGATGCCAATAGCTCACGTTTTTGGTGATTGCCAAAGTACCGTCCAGCAGCTGCGGCGCGGTCACCTGCTGGCCATCCAGTACCAGCTCCGGAGCGGCAATAATAGCCCCGGCATCGTCACGCACATCACCCTCAAACTCGGCTGCGGTGATGGTGCCAAAATCAACCCCCTGGTTATCAGCCAGGTCAAGCTCCACCCGCTCGGTCCTGGTATCCTCAACCAACTCACCAGGGCCAACAGTGCCGTAACTGGTCACCAGGCTATAGGCCGCTGTCATGTCAGAGAGATAGACCCGCAACCCCACCTCTAGCACACCGTCAGCAGTACAGGCGCTTTTGTACTCCTCATATGCCTGGATCAGGTTGGATACAGTAGGGACAAGCTCCCGCTCCGCCATCCATTCCTCAAACGCGCCTGGCGACTTAAACGGGTACTCATCCTGCTCCAGGGCAATAGAGAGATCGGTGTCCGCGCCAGGGGCATCGTCATCTGGCCTTGGGATGTAGGTTAGTATTAAGGAGGTATTCATGGCCCACCAACCGGTGGAAAATCAATCGAAAAGCCAAAACTCTTGAGCAGGGTAACCACAGCCAGGGCAACAATAATACTCACCACTGTGCGCGGGATACTCCATTTGATATTATTGACACGAGCAAAAAAAACGGCCATTTCTTGCATTTGCTCATGGTCCCGCTGGTGCTGCCCTGGATCAATGCCAAATTTGCAAGCATCATGGCGTAGCTCCATGTCTGCACTCAGCTCTGCTGCGACCGCCGCAGCAATCTCTTTTCTGTCTTTTTCGGTCAGGGCCATAGAGCACACCTACACTTTAGGAGAGGTAATAAGTGTTTGCTTAAGCCCAGTGCGTTTACCTGTAAATTGGCCAAGGGAAAGCAACCCGGGAAAGAGCAGCGCTAACGGTTGCAGCATCTCCCAAATATCAAGCGGTGCTCTCGTTGTAAGCTGACTAACCGCTAAAATATCATTAAATGTCGTGGCCGCCTCCAGGGCCTTGGCCACAATCAGTTGCTGCACAGATGGATCAACAGGGCGCGTGTTTTGATAGGTGATATAGCCAACCATAACCAACACTGCCACCACCATCACTCCCTGCAAAATACCTTCTAACGACTGCCAACTTGGTTTTAAATTGTCCACTTTAAATCTCCTATGGTTGCACACTGCATTTGCCATCAATATAGGATTGCCCAGAGCTACAACCCACGATCCCGTTGAACCATTCGCTACTGGAGGATTCTTCTTCTCCGCCTGCAGCTGGCTCATTAACAGGCGCATATGGGCCTTGATACTGCCCCTCCATACCAAACTCCTGCCCTGCACCAGCTTTATTGTAACTCTGAATTACAGGGCTATTGCTATACGTAGGGGTATCGGTCATACTTGTGACCATTCCGGTAAATCGATCTATACCGAAAGCAATGGTCCCAAATTTAAACGCGGTACCAAAAATATTTTCAGCCGTTTTCCATCCTGGATGTACACTTGGGTCCATGGAGAGTTTAGCAATAAAAGCAGTGCTTGGCGCTGGGGTGTGCTTGGCGTAATCAACGGTAGGCTCGTCCCACGAAAATGATTGCCCGTTAACAACCACGGTACGCTTAACCATCTTCATTTTTATTTCGGTGCCAGCTTTAGCAACAGCATCAAAATACCCTAGCAATATTTGCACATTTGCATTTTTGGTTATCATTTCCTTGGCTGTAGAGGTGTCGGTGATGTAGCCAAGCCGCTTTGTGTTTTGCTTGGACACACCGTCCACGGTCTCTGGCAGTTGCTCCAAAACCTCCAGCGGGATAGGTGCCATTGTCCCGCTACACCCACCCAACAACAAGAGCAATGCGATTACTGCGACTGATCGTGTCATAATGAACTCACTATAAAGTTTGGATAGGCGTACCGAGCCAATTGTTCTGGCAAGTACTCTCTGTTACGGTTACCGATCCGCCACCGGCAACATCCGAAGCTGTCACATCAGATTGACAAAGGGTGATATTGGATGAGTTGTTATAGGTCGTGTACACCTTGTCTCCGTCCGACCTGTTGGTGCTGATCTCGTTATGAGAAAAAACTATATCAGAATACGCAGGGTCATTACTCGTCACAACGTAGCCGCCAGTATTGCCACCAGTATGCTCTAAAATATTGCTATATATATCTACATTGGAAACCATACCATCGTAGCTATAGAGTTTGATTACATCGCCAGAGGACTTGAATATATTGTTGTAAATGAGGATATCAGCAGTCGCGTTTGGTGGATCATCACCAAGACTGACAATGGAAGTGTCGGCATCTGACCCGGAAGCGTCAACATTGTTACTGTGGATGATATGTCCGGTGGAGCCTGCATCATTAGTGTTGGATGATCTGGCACGGAAAACAGCTACACTGTTGCCAGAGCCGTTTTGAGAGGTGACGGTGATGTCATTATCATGAATGTTCCAGTTGTCAGTACCGGAATCCATCAAGAAGATTCGGCCATGATCACCAGCAAAGTTAATAGTTTCGTTATAGATTTCGTGACCGTCAGCAGTAGGGCTCCAGGCTGCATATACGTTTACAGCCCGACTGTCTGCCTGTACGGTAATGGTGTTGTCATGGATAGTGTAGTTGTACCCTACGATGTTAAAAACATAGGGGTATCGCCCATCACTTGGCAGGGTATGGTTGTGAACCAGTACGGTGTTGTGATGTATGTCCCATGTACCTGTACAGTAAAATGCGTAAAACCTATCCGCGCCACTTAGGTCAAAGTTGTTATTATACAACTCATTCCCTACGCCAGAACTTTCGATTCTGATACCGTATGCCCTTGTCGAATACCCTGCATGAGCAACAACGTTAAAATCGTTGTCGTGGATCGTGTAACCGTATCCAGAACCACGGATGGCGTACACATAGGTATTCCCACTGTACGCACCTTGGTTAAAAGTCACCCCGTTGACCAGTGCTCCACTGGTGTTGCCAACATTGTAATAAATAGCATTGCCAGCACCACTCTGAGCATAAGCAATACTCTTGTTGTTACCCCATATCTTGACACCATTTGCAGTGATAGTAATGGCGCTTCCTGACGCAGCAGAAAGGTTTTCGCTTAAATAATAGTCGCCAGCAGAGTTGATAGTTTTAGGGACATCAGCTTGGGCAATCGCAATAGCCCCTTCCGGCGGGGCTGTATCTCCTGGCTCTGCACCGCCACCGGCCGAATAGGTGAAAGCACCGCTACCGGTAAAACTAGCCCAGGCTGTAGCTGCAACGAGCCAAGAGAGTAAGAGTAGGGTTGTAGTTCTCATCTGCTACCTCTCCACGTATTGCAGGATAATGCCAAGCCCTGTTGTTTCAGATTCACCGTGTCCTGTAATATCAATAGGTGGTAACCCGCCCACCCAAGCATCAGAGAAAAACTTAATTTTATCCCCTGGAGTGCTATAGACACCAAGGTTACTGGCTTGTGTAAACTCTCCACCAACACATATTTGGATATCATCACCTATGTCAGCGTCAAGGCTCTCTCCACTCTCTACTATTAATGCGCCACTGACGTAATCAAGCCACGATCCGGTAGGCATGTAGGAGAGTTCTTGTGTTTTAGCAACAAGGAGCTTGTTAACATATACCAACCCGTACACATTCATTTCCGGTGTCCAGGTGGTTACCTTATGATAAGGGCTTAACGCTTCCAGGGTTATGTTCACCTCAGGCGCAACTGTCCTGCAATATACTCTATCAGCACTGGAGCCATAGCCAGTGGTTGGGGTTTGAGTAGAGGTACCGGACGCATCGGAAGGCGTCCCAATCCAAGCCGTATCGCCACCACCTTCTACGACATCGAGTAGCGCCCATGTCCCATCATAACGCTTTTTCGTAACATCAAGCCAAGCTGAGCCTGTGTAGACTTTCGTTTGGTCATAAACCAAATCGACAGCGCCAGTATCTACCTGGGCGGAGCAAAGAACGGGGAAAAGGAGCAGGGCAATTAATATTCGAAACATAAATCCCCCGTTGCCATTCCGGTTGCGGTAGCGCAATCATCTAAAATAAATATTTCAACCGTCCCCGAATTGGCTGTGACAGTTATCTCGCTATCGCGTGCGATTGTTGATGCTATATGTGCATCTGCTACAGTCCCCGTGGAGATATTGTCAGCATTAATTCCTGTGCCAACTTTGCCACCACTCAAACTGCCGTCTGCAAGGTCAGTAAGATTTGCATTAAGATCTTGCTTAGATACCCAACTGCACACCGTTGCATCTCTTGCAACACCGTCAGAAAAAGTTACGGAGGTGGGAGCAGCACAATTTAAAACCTGTCCCGCTGCGGGGTCAACTATTGGGAGCAAAAGGACCAGGTCGTTATCATTAGATGCAGGGGAGCCAAAACCAACATAATTTGTACCGTTGTCGCTATCCTCGGAAAATGCCACAACTTGCCCGCCCAGTGCGGTAGGATTAACGGAAAATGATTTACCAATAACGTCGCCATCTGCATCAACGATAAAGCCACCTGTGCCAGCAGATATGGTTCCCAATGTTACGTTATCGCTCGGTTGCACCGCGCTATTGAGCAACACCTTGTCACTGGCTGGCATTACCCCGGCTGCACTGGTGGTGGCTGCTGGTATATCGGTATTGGTACCGCTGCTGGAGGTTACCAGTACGCTGTCTGCATCTGGAGAATTGCCCAGGTTAGCCCCGGTGGCCTCGTTAGCAACCTCCTCTATGGCGTCCTGCACGTTGGTTGCGGCAATGGTTCCTGCTGGGGTAAAGGGTACCTCAGTTGCTGCCTGATCAGCCGTTGCCCCATCCTCTATCGCTGCCAGCCTGGTAGATGCGGTGGTACTAAAAGATACTTTTGCAGTATTGGCGGCCACGGACGCATTGGCAGCAGTAGCACTCTCAAAATCGGAGATGGTAGCAGCAACCTGGGTACCGATGTGGCTGGCCCTGGCATTGCTGGCACCAGTGCCGATCCCTGCCAATTTTGTTTTTTCTAAGTCGGTAAACCCGTTAGTGTCGGCCTCGGACTCGTAAGCGGTTTTAATTTCTGCGCCGCTCTGATCGTCGGTTGCACCTTCACCCACCCCGGCCAGTTTGCCTTGCATGGCCGCAGTCATCACCCCTGCGTCGTCTGCCGTGGCAGCAGGCAAGGTGGTATCCGCACCAGCTGAACTGGTAATGGTAACGGTGGTGGTGGTGGTGGAGCTCCCCAGATTAGTGGAGCCGGAGCCGTCGTCAAATTCACAGTCAACGCTGCCGTCCTCGTACACCTTACGGATCGATTGACCCACCGGGCACTCAGCAGAGACACGGCGCTGGGTATAGGTTGGGTCAATAGCGAGTGGTACCGTGCCGCTGGTGCCGCCGCCGGTTAAACCGGTGGAAGCGGTTACCCCCTCAATATCTCCGGACCCGGTGGCCGCATCCTCACAGATAGCGGTGCCGTCTACGTTGATGCCGGTCATCACTTGGCCGGGGCAGGTGCCGGTCACTCTGGCCTGTTTGGCAGTGAGCACTGTATCCAGGGCGGAGTTATCGGTGGGATTGCCGGATAACTCGGCAAAGGTGCTGGCCCCATCGCCGGTAAACGCGGTCCATTGGTTGACGTTGGTGGCCGGATCATCGGTACCACTCGCGCCACCAGCCTTGGCCACATACAACTTGCCTAGATACGAGCACATGGCATGCTCTGCATAGGAGCCGCCCGAAACCCATACCTCAACCCCCATCAAGGCCAGCTTGGCATCGTGACCAGCATCAGCGCTGTACAACTCGGTAAAGTTGGCGTTTATCTTTGTTTTTTGGCCACTCCACAGGATACCTGCCCCAGACTCAATAGTCTGCTTGGCAGCTGTGGCTATACCCACCGGCACAAGCAGCAACAGGAGGCCAATCAGTATTTTTTTTGTCATCAATCCATCTCCAAGTCGTCTGTCATTTCCAGATCGTCCAGCATCTCCAGGGTACCGCTATCCTCTTCGCTGGGTGCCGTCATCGGCAGAGCAAAGACACCGCCAAACGGATCAGCGCAGATATCGGCAAACATTACGCATACTCCACGCCAAAGGCGTTGCCAGTGGAGAGCGGTTTTTTTATCCGCATCAGCCCGGTATACGGCACGCCCCGTGCGTTGTTGCCCGCGTCCAAGGTATAGGCTGCGCCACCAGACATGATAGAGGTCCAGTGACTATCGTTATCTACATCTGGCGCCAGCTGTGTTGGTTGCTCCAGGGGCACGGTCTCTGCTCCCAGGGTGCCGATAATGCGGAGAGTCCCGCCCCGGTTATCCCGGCGGACATGGAGCAGCTGGTTGACTGCCGCCTGTGTTGGTTCTATGCGCATGGTATCCTCGTTAGGTTAAAAAATATCAGGAGCCGGATTCTCCAAAAAAGCGGAGCTTGACCTTATTTACATCGACAAAACTGCTACAGCCTGCAGGGGTTTCCCTGACCAGCCAAACAGGAGGTGCAGCAGGGTGGGTCTGGAAAACCAGGGTATTGCCAGCAGCCATGGCGGTGATCGCGCCAGCAGGGAGTGCGAAATAGGGTTTGCTGTTAATCGGATTAAGCGGTGCAAACTCGGCAGAGATAGTGCCGCCTGCAAGTGCGCCCACCGTATCACCCACCACCCCAAAGGCTGCGCTGTCAGATCCGGTCAGGGTCCAGGTTTGTTCGATGGTGCCCAGATTATCGCCTGCCAACGAGTCGGCAGTGTAGGACAACCCGGTGGCGCTCACGTTATCGATCCCGGTGGCAATGGTGCCTGGTTGGTACACAGAACACACCCTCGCCCCATCAGCTACGGTGTACGCATTATCCAGCCCACCACTCAAGGTAAGGGTGATATCCAACTCACTCACGCCGGGCACCCCGGACACGGTCTTGATCTCGGTATTGGCAGCAGTCAACACCCCTGTGTTGCTGGTAATCTTGACCATATCCGCATTGGCAAACAGGCCCACCAAGCCAGCGTCCTCAACGGTCACAACCACGATTGAAACCCCGGCATCGACATCACTCTTAAGCACTGCACTGCCAAACTTTCGCGGTCCAGATATACCGCCCTGGGTGTCCCGCTGGGTACCGGCAAACAGATACAACCAATCCTCGGCAGGGGTGGGGCTATCCAGCCACAACCCAGCTGCCAACAAGGACAGATCCGCGTCATTAGCCACCAATGGAAACAGCTTGCGATAGACAACAGAGCCGCTGATGCGTTCATTCTCCAGGCTGTGACCAAACAGCGCCTCGGCCACCCCGGAGCTAATCCGGTTGCCCAGGTCAATCCGCCCGCCATTGCTGGAGGTGGCATTCACCACCGCCGCATTATAAAAATAATTGAGTTCGCTACTGGTTATGGCCATTTAAATCTCCTGTAAAACAATCTCGCCGCTGTACCATTCATCGGCTGTTGGGTTGGCTCGCTGCCGGTCTGGCTCCACGTTTGTTTCAATTATCAACACGGTAAAGGTGCCCCGGTGATGGACTATGGTTATCGGTTGCCGCGCTGCCACGAGACCCTGGATGGCCACTACCTCGGCGAGCTCCAAATGCTTAATGCTCACCAGGCGCAACACCCGGCCACCCTGGTTGCCATCTGTCTGGAGGACACCAGCCCCACCAATCAAACGGCGGTAGCTATGCACCACTGGCGCAGCAGTTTCCAAACCATCCAGGATAAGGTGATCGGATAAAGTTAAGGGCCCAAGAATCATGAGGTACGCCCCCGGTCGCGGCGCTGGATCTCTTGCATCACCATGTCAGTCATCCTGGAGGCATCTTGCCTGGTACCGCTGCCGGAATAATGAAGGGTTACATTGATTACGCTGCCGCCAGCAGCCCCTGCTCCCGAGGAGGAGAGCACAGGGCCACCAGTGACAAGGTGTTGGACTGCAAATTTAGGCAATACTGGCTGTGGCATGCGACTGATAATCCCACCGGTTTTAGCCTTAAGAATACCTGGCAGGTTAAAACGCTTGAGCAGCTCAGCAATAACCACGTCCCACCGCTGGGAGTTAAAGGCCAGCGCTGCCTTGTAACCTGCTGCCTTGGAGGCCATCTTGTTTATCATCACTTCTCCAGCCTCGGCCATTACTGGTACCCGGTCGCCACCACCAAATCCTGGCAACCTGGCCCCGCCTAAAACGTTTTTCCACACTGTGCCGCCGGTGGCTAGGTGTTGCATTGCGGAGCCGATAACCCCGCCGCCCTGCCTGGCTTCTGTTACCTGCACCGTTACCTGGTGCGGTCCTGCCAGCTTCTTGAGCCGTGCCTCAATTTTATCAGCCGAGACATTAAACGACTGTTCAAACTCGCCCATGGCCGTGTCCCAGTTAGAGGTAAAGGCATCGGCACTCTTCTTGGTGGTGGCATCGTTCTTTTTGCTGATGTCAGTCCAGATCCCGTTGATCAACCGCCACTGGGTTTCTGCGTTGGCTACATCTTCTTCGGCGTTTTCTGCCAGCCCTGCGGTGGGATCCACTGGTGTCTCATTGAGAGTTGCAAGTGCTGTCTGTAGTTTATTGACCTGGACCCAGGTGCCATCTATCTTCTTTAACTCCTGCTTGGTTGCAGTAATAGATTTTGCAGTGTTGGTTGCCAGCTTGGCTGCTGGGTCCACTTCGGTGGCCTCTATTTGCTGCAGCTCAGTACGGAGCCCTGCAATTTTTTGCTGTACAAACTGGAGCTTGCTTGAGCCATTCTGCATCTGTTCAAAATTTCCAGCAGCCTGGGCAAAGATATCGTCTGCAGCAGCAAAGGCAGCTTCGGAGTTAACGCCCCACTCTGCTGCTGCGTTTTCGGTAAGGTGGAGCTGGTCGCTGAGCTTGGCCGCTGCTTCGATAATGTTAAATATGCCGCCGCTTATATACAGCGCAGATCCGGCAGTTGCCTGAAAAAGGCCTTGGATACCAGAAAAGGAGCGGTACACAATATCCGCCCCAGACACCAACCCCTCGGCAAAATCCAACCCAGAAAGCGCCCCCTGCTTTGCCCACTCCATCACCTCTTCCCGGTTCGCCTTTATATACCCACCAAGGGAAATGTATTTCTGCTCCATCAGGTTGAGCGACTCTATAAAAAAAGTATTCTTGGTAATAGCAAAACCGATCTCTTCTTTTACGTCTCCCAAGGCATTGCCAGCTGCCTCAAGTGCCCCTTTAAAAGTGCCGCGCAATGCTGCCGCAGTGCCGCCAAACTGGGCAGACATCTCTTTAAGGATGATCTTTTGCGCCCCGTAGATGTTACCAGCGGCCTGCATTGCCTTAACCTGCTCTTTTTGAGCCTCAGTAAAACTGACCCCAGAACGAGTGAGGGCGGACATGCCTTTGACTGGATCATTGAGCGCCTTACCCAACTGGAGGGTGGAGGTTTTCAGATCCTGGTCCAAAACAGCACTCATATCCAGCGCAGCCTGGGTGGCCTCTTTAAAGTTGGCGCCCTTAATATTTTTAAAGGTAGCCAGCACCGCCATGGAGTTAATTATTACCTCATCCCCAACAGTGGTAAGGCCCTGCATTTCCCCGGCCATGCCTTTCAGCTGCTCCAGAGAGTACCCTGCAGCGCCGCCGGTGGCGTTGAGCACCGCGGCCAGCTTGGTCTCTGCAGCCTCCTGGACGTTGGCCAACTCTATGGACTCACGCACAACACTGTTGAGCTTGTAGATCCCAGCGGCAGCGACAGCAGCAGCACCGGCGGCTCCTGCCAGAGCCACACCTTTGCTAAAACTTGTAAAAGCCGCCGTTGCAGGCTTCATCTTTTTAGCAATAGAAGAGGCCATCTTGTCCACCTTGGTCGCTGACCTTGACAGCGCCCTGGTAAACTTGGCATTATCTACGGTGAGGATAAAATCTATCTCTCTTTTAGACACGTGCAGACCTCTTCAAATTGTTCAAAAGTGTAATTCCACGCATAGGTGTGGCCGTCGCTGATCAAGGCGCACACTGCCCTGGTGATGGAGTGGCGCACTGCTGCTAGTGACTGGCAAACCTCTCCATCATCCCGAGCAAAAAAGGGTTCTGACCTCGCACGGCATCAATTAAAGCCTTCATTTCCTGCTGGGAGTAGTTGCCCTCTAACTCTTCCATGGACATATCAGAAGCCATGGAGACAGCTTTGGCAGTAACCGGATCGTTAAAGAGCAGGTCAACCGTGTGCGGCTGCGCCAACTCCTCTTCCGGTTTTCCTGGTGCCTCAACCACCACCCCTTCTTCGCCGTATTCCTCGCGCAATTTTTCCAGGGTGGTCTCATACCGCTCCCAGCTCAGCCGCAACGCCTCTCGATCCTGCATGTAGGCCAGGTAATCGCGCACTTCACTTATGGTCAACTGGTGGACCGTGATCTCACGGCCAGCCATTTTAATTGGTTCTGCCATGGTATTCTACAGCTCCATACCGTCGATAATTGCTGGGGTGGTGTAGCCGTCCGGAGTGATAAAACTCACGGACAAGGGCAGCTCTTCATAATCAGTATCCGGGCTGGATATAAGCGTGATCCCGCCATCGGCACTCAGGTTGGCGCAGTAGGCCAAAAAATTTATCTGCTTACCAGAACTGGTGTCTTTCAACGCTCCCTCCAGGCGCACCAACGATTGCAGCTCCGAACCCACAGAGAGGCGATAGCCGGTTTCCGCGGCCTCGGTAGCATCCAGGTGGAGCACATCTGCAGCGGTAATGTCGCCACCATCAATAATGGTCAACAGGCCCATCTGTTCGCTCAGTAAATAATCCGTACCCTGCACATACGTTGTGGTGTCGGTTGCGTCTTTAATCACCACCGCAGAGAGCCCTTTCGCGCCCAGGTCTACCCACACGCCAGCCTCTGGAGCGGTCACGTCTTGGGTGGTGATAGTGGACCCTTCCCCGACTAGGGCAACAGGTTTTGCACCCACCGCATACCCGGCCACAGCTGCGTCCCACTGGTGGAGCGTCATTGCGCCGGAGATAGTATCTATCTCGTTCTTGGACTCAATCACCTGGCCAGCGTTGCCACACATAGCGCTGAGCATATCGGCGGATTTCATGGTGACCTGGATGGTCATGGGGTGACAGTTGCCAAATTTGCGCCGGTCGCCGGTGATAACGCCTGCACTGTTGACAGGGGTTGCCCACAGACAGCCTGCCAGTTTGTAGTTACGTGTGCTCATTGTTGCTCACCTCGTATCGCTGATAGCTCAGCAGGATGGGTTAACGGCTACTTGCGAGGCCGTGGTGGAAAAAAGAAGGATGTAGCTTACGTCTGCGCGGTCATCCTGGTTAAAATATTCTACCGATTCTGGCACCATTGGGCTGGTTCCGCTCGCTGGTGCGTATCCGGTCAGTGTTTCCAGCACCTGGTCTACCAGGGCCAGGGCACCATCAGTGCCGGTCATGGCATTAGTGCGGACCAGCACCGACCATTTAATACGGGTGTTATAGTGGCCGTTACCGCCGTCTTTAAGATCCGCCCGCGCCAGAGCCAGGTCAATGGCTGGCAGGATGGCTGGTCGGTTACGCTGGCGCGATTCTTCACCCAGATTGCGCACTGTCTTGGCAGCGGTAATGGTTGCCTCCAGCTTGCCGGTGATGGCTGCCGCCTGGCTGTTAAAGTCGATCATCGATAAAATCCATAATCAGTTGTTCTGCACCTCGCTGGTAACTGCCTGGCATGGCGGCGGGCATAAAGGGCCGCGCTGGGATTCTTCCCCATGGCGATTTCCTGCCAGACCTGCGTCCTTTTGGACCCTGGGGAAAGCTCCCCTTTCGTGCGCCGTAAGTATGGGTAATGGCCTTTGGCAAAACCTTGTCCTTACCCTTAGTGGTACGGATGCCAACCCCGGCAGACCTTTTGCCGTGGAAAGGGGTTATTGCTTTTTCAAGCTCACCGCTCACCGAGTGCAGGCCAGATCCTGACCACCCACGGCGGGCCATTGTTTTAAGATAGCGGTCGCTAATTTTTTGCATGACCGGCGAATAATCTTTAATACGAAGCCGAGCCATGGTGGCATCAAACCTGCTCATATTGCCAGTAAGGCTAATAATTTCTTTAGACATGACGCATCCGCCAAGGGCTTACCAGGGAATCGAACGCCATGGGCACCTTGCTAATCATGGTACCGGTTATGGTAGACTCACGGTTCTCATACCAGTGCGCAGCCAGCATGCTGATTGCGTGGCGCAGGTCGTCTGGTACCTCTGCAGGGGTGCCAAACCCGGCGGTAAATTTTATGCGGATCGGGTCGACGATAAACAGGGCCTCTGAGGGCCAGGAGGTGATTGGTATAACTTGTGGCTCTGGGCCGATCACGGCTGGCAGGTAATCGGTGGAGGCTGTCAAGGTATGGTCGTTGCCGTCAACATCGAGCCAGTTGAATTCATCCACGCTTACTATCCGGCCATAGGGCAGCATGATAGGCTCGCCTGAAAGCGGCCATGCTTGCAGGTACCCGCGCCACACCTGGCTTACCAGCTTGCGACCGGTAACGGTCTCCACATGATTAGTTGCACCGGTGAGCAGTTTCTGCAGGTAGGCATCTTTGGTGTTGTCGTACACAGTCCAGAGATGGTCCAGCAGATCGTCAATGCTTACCGGTGTTGCTGTTGGTGGGGTTACCCGCTCAAGTTTCATTTGTTTTCAGGTGCTTTTTGTTTGGCTTTGTTTTGCAGCAGTTGCCGCAGCTCTTTGTTTTTCGGTGCTGTAGGGAGTGTTTTTTGCTCTGGCACTGCTGCCGCCAGGCCGCTGCCGATTGCTGCCACTGCTACCTTTTCCGGTACCGGTTGTGGTTTTTTGCTGGCAGAGTAGAAAATGCCATGCATCCTGAAACCTTCTTTAATTATAATTTCCTGCATACGTTCTCCACTTTCCCCTGGCAGGGAAGGAGGGGCCCTGCCAGGAGTTAGTAATGGACAGGTAGCCTGCCCTGGGGTGTTTTTGCTTAGCTTGCTTTCTGCTGCAGCAATTTAATGGCATTGGAATCCAACAAACAGCCACCCACACGCTTGGTGGTATAAAAGTGGACATAAGGCTTATTGGTGTATGGATCACGCAAGGTGCGGATGCCGAACCGATCCGCAATCAGGTAGCCGCGCTTAAAGTTACCAAACGCCACCGCCACGTTGCCTGCTCCAATGTCTGCCATATCCTCGTTGTCTGCCATGGCATAGCCAAGCATGGTGGCAGGTTGACCAGCTTCAAGGCCAGGGGCCCATAGATACTGGCCGTCACTGTCCTTGAGTTTACGCGCATAGCCAACAGCAGCAGAGTTTGCCATCCACTTGGCCCCAGTGCGGTACCCTTTTTTGAGCATATAGATCAAATCCATCAACTCATCAGAGGTGATTGCCGCAACTGCTGCTGTTACCAGGTGCTGCAGCTGGCCAAAAGCACGGGTTGCATCTGCAGTGGTCACAGAGGTATAAGCAAGGATACCCTTGGGCTGCTTAACACCGGTGCCAGAGATAAAGGCTGCGCCCTCTTTTTCGGCAAAATCTTTGGAGATTTCATCCGTCAACCAGCCCTCTGCATCAAACAGGGAGTCATCAAGCATGGTCTGGGTTGCGGCTGGGTTGGCGTAGATCTCGCCCATTGACGGAGAGATAACAGTCAGTTTAGGCGACCCGGTTTCTGTCCTCTCGTCATCCTCATCCACCCAACCAGAACCAGTGCCGCCCAGGTTAACCAGTTGCTTGTACACACCGCCGCCGATCTGGCGCACGGTACACTCCTGGCGCATGGGGGATTCGTTACGCACCAATGACAACACCTGGCTGTCCATGGCGATTGGCATTGCATACCCGCCGTCTGCGTCGGTGGTCACATTAAGCGCTTTCATCTCCAACGCTTCCAGGTTACCAACCTTGCCCTTGCGCAAAAACCCGCCATACGCAGCCTTGTGCTCGGCCACCTCTGGCGCATCGTCGCTCTTACCTGCACCAGGGCGATTGAGTTTTTTCTCAAGCTCGGCCATCTGCTTAGCTATGGCAGTGAGGTCGACATTGGCCTTGTCTACCTTTTCCTCCAGGAGCGGATCTGAAAAACCTTTTTCTTCGATCGCTTTTATGCGGGCATCGTTGGAATTTTTAAATTTATCAAAGGCCTCGTTCTGCTTGGTAAGCAGTTCTTTTAATTCGATTTCAGGCATGGTGGTTACCCTCCAAGGGTGGTAATATTTTTTTCGATTAACTGTTTCACATCTTCAAGGGCGCATGCCTGGCGCATGCTGCTTTTTAAAACGTGGACAATCCTTTTGGCCTCTGTGCGGCTCAAGTCGCCTGCCTGGCGCAGGTGCTTTTCCAGATCGGTCACGGTTTTAATTTCTTTAACATCCCCAACCACTGCCAGCGTGTTCATGGGGCACGGGGTGGGCGATACTTCCCACAGGTCAAGCTCTTTAAGAATGTGTATATTTGCATCTCTGTCATAATCAGAGCCGCCAGTAGCGATGGCGTAGCCAATGGAGAGACCCATGGCTGCTTTTTCTTTTTTCATCCCTCGGTAGGCTTTGAGGGCGTCAGGATCTGGGTGTGGACCATCTATCCACAGCTTACCCTTGCAATACAGGCCGTATTCGTCTTCGTGCATTTCCAGCCACTCACCAGTCTCTTTGCCTGAATGATGGCTGTAGTACATGAGCGGCATCGTGCCAGCTGCTGCATGGGCAACCAATGTCTTTGCAAAAGCGCCATGCGCTACCATGTCCCGGCCCTCATCGATGTTGCCAAACACGGAGCCATATCCAGAAAAAATGCCGGACTCGTCCAGCTCTTTGACTTCAAAGGAGACGTTGAGAATTTTTTTCATCTGTTATCCTAAAACTGGAGTGATGATACATTGACAGCCCTGGTGTAAGGGGGCGTGCATTTTTGGGCCTGTCACCTTCCAGGCTGCATCCTCGGAGCCTGGCGGGGTGTAGTTACCTTTCTCTATAAACGGCGCTTCTATTCCCACAATTTTACCGTCCATATCGGTGCAAAACGGGCACGACTTAGAACCGCGCCGGGTCCACTGCAGGTAGGTAATGCCAGCTGCAACCCACACCCACCGAGATAGAGCTGATTCCTGCTGTACGGATTCGCGGTCTGCTATCTTGGCAGGGCGGGTTTCTTCCCACTCTGCCAGGCGGGTTTCGATAATTTCCGGCAGCTCGTCCTCGGCAGTGTCGCGGATAAGTGCGTTAAGTTGTCCAGCGCTGGAGCTGGCGTGCCTGTCGGCCATGGTTGCCACAACCTGATCAACATAGGTGGCCAGGTCGGCGGGGTCTATTTCCTGATCGGAGTCGATCTCGGCAAGAGAGGCGGTGCGGATCTGCACGGCGTACTCTCGGCTAAGTCGGGTAAATCGATCTTTGATGGAGGCTGGCAGCTCGTTGTAAAATTTCTGGAGCTCGTCGCTGAGCTCACCCTTGGCGGTGGCCGCTTCCACCATCTGCTGGATCTCGCCGGTTTCGTAGGCGACCAGGGCAGTGGCCAGGGTTCTAAATTTTGGTGCATACTGGGCGCGGAGCTTTTCGCGGGTTGCTGCGCCCTTGGTAAAAGTTGATTTATGTTGGATTGATTTCTGGGGGGTGCCGTCCTCTATGGAGCGTGGCTTGGGGGTGCCGTCTGATGAGTCAATCATGTTGAGCGGCATCAGGTAGATATCGCCACCTGGCCGTGGGTCCAGGTTTTCCATCCGGCGACACTCGTTAGGGCTATACACACCAGACATGATGCCGGTATTGTAGGAGCGCATTCTCTGCTCAAGGTCGGCACGCTCCAGGCCTGCAATCATAAATTCCACATAAAGCCCTTGCTCGCGTTCCTTTCTGGTGAGCAGGTCCCGGTAGGTTGCCGCCTCTACCCGCTTGCAGATCGGTAGCACCGTAAACTTGGCAAACTCAAGCGACTGCTGGGTAATGTTGGAAAAGGAGGACTTGGCAAGGTCACCAATCATGTGCGGCGGTACGCGGTATATGGAGCAGATTTCAGTACGCTGGAATCCGCGCACCTCCAGGTACTGGGCGTCCTCGTTGCTCATGGATATGGGATTGTACTTGGCATCGTTTTCCAGGATGGCAGTACCACCCCGATTATCGCCGCCATAGTTGGCCTGCCAGGCTTTGGCCACCCTGTCGTATACCTCATCCTTGAGGGTGCCCACAAAAGAGAGCACCCCAGATGGCCGGGCACCGTTTTTAAAGGTGAGGCCACCGTGCTTTTCTGCTGCTACGGCCAGGCCGATGGTCTCTCGGTTGTAGGTGATCGGGGAAACACCCACAAAGCGATCCAGGCTCAGGCCGCGCACGTGGTGGATTTTTTCCGCTGGAAAGGTTTCTTGAGTGCCGCCGTCGCTCACCACATAGCTGAGATCCCAGCCGTCTCGCTTTACTCGCACACTAGCCGGGTTAAAAGGGATTAACTCCAGCAGCTCGCCCTTGGTGGACTTGTTGAGGTAGGCGTAATGGTTGCCGCGCAGGTTAAGCCCGGTCATCAGGTATTCAAAATACTCAAATCCGGTTTGCCATGAGTTTGGCCCGCGCCGGAGCAGATCGGAGATAGGGGCTGAGGTTACATGTTGCCTATTGCCTCCAGGTTTGCGTTGATAAACTTTTACCGGCAGCTGGGCAATGGTTTCGGACAGGAGCCGCACACAGGCCCAGACCGTGACATACTGCATAGCACTGGCAGGAGTGATACCGACACCGGCAGAGGTTGCGCCACCGGCGAGCAACTGCTCAAGATCTGCAGAGGTGACTACCGACTTTTGTTCCGGTGCGGCTGATTTTTTTGATCGAAAAAAGATTCCCATGCCTGCCTTTGGTGGTTGATTTACGATCCACTGTATGGGGCATTTTAGGATAAAACAAGAGGGTGTGAGGAGATTGAAGCATGTGAAGAAATTGAAGCATGTGAAGAGATTGAAGCATGTGCAACGGTTTAGTAGTTATACCACTGAAATTCCGGGTTAAAGTGCAATTACGTGCTGTTTTGCTGGCACGGGGATTGCTTACACCATTTTCCTGGTGTCGGGAAAATGATGTAACATGTTTTTTGCTTTAGAATCAAACGACTTGTTCATGTTTATACGCAGCGGTGCTTAAATACTCCCATGCGTTTCTAACCACCACCGGTACCTGTCCGTTGCCAATGGCTTTAGTCCGCTCCACCCTATCGGCCACCCCTGAACCGCTTCCAGCATTTCTGGAGACGGTGCCCATCCAGTTTTCAAGCACCGCTCTGTAGTCCCTTTCCGGTAACGCTCTTTTGTCCGCGACAGACCCCACCCACTTTTTCCCATGCTCGCTGTCGGGGTAGGCCAGTAGGAACATCCGGTCACGTGTTTGTGGTGCACCAAACATGCACGCCGAAAACACATCCCATTCGCAAGCGTACCCGAGCGAGGCCAACCCAAAGAGAATTTCTCCAAAGTATGGGTGAGTAATGATTTTTGCGGAGTTTTCCAACAGCGCTCCCCGGGGTCGAACAATGCGAATGCACTCAAGCGTTTCTGGCCACCTGTTGCGTTCGTCATTTTGTCCAAGCCTGAAACCTCCTGCAGCGAATGGCTGGCAGGGGAATCCAGCTGTAATGATATCAACCATTCCCGAATATGCGCCGGCGTACCCTTCCTCAATGAAAGTTTTGATATCGCCGAAAATTGGCGCGTCATCGAGGAGTCCGTCAATAACTCTCGCCCTGATTTGCTTCTGGCAATGGTCGTTCCGCTCGACATATCCAACGGGTGTAAATCCAAGTAGCTTTGTTCCAAGCAACCCCCCTCCAGCTCCAGTGAACAGGCTCAACTCTGTAATCATAACAACAGGGTCAGACCACTTTGTTATTTATAGCGACAACGTTAGACTGGTACACATCCCGTTTACTCCCGCTCTTAAACGGCTTGCCCTTTTTTGTATATTCACCGCCACGATACAGACAACTCGGCTCGGTAGACCCACTAGACACCTGCCCGCATGGCTGTATTTTCTCAACCATTACCGAGCCCACGTGGTCTGTGACAATATCGCCCACCCGTACCTGATTGTTAGCAAGGGCGCACCTTTCGAAAAGCTCTCTCTTTTTCCGCCTGTAGAAAATATACAGCTGCTTTAATTCTTTTTCGTACGTTTCAAAATCCATCATCCCCTCCAGTAACAAAATTGCCGCGTCAATATCTTCCCCGAGTTGCTTAGGATCTGGCTGGCCGGTGGCTGCACCGCGCCTCCACTCGTTGTACCTGCGCAAACGATCAATCAAGCTACGCATGGGTAAACAGCTCAAACACCGCCTCCCACAACCACATATCATGGATGTAAATGGCGTAATCGTTTGCCTGCAGCCATCCGCCGATATGTTTCCTGGCCTCGTCTCGTTCACTCACAGCAACTCCTCCTTGCTTCAAATTCTTTCACTGAATTCTCCATCACCCGAACGCACCTACTGACCCCCATTTTACCGCCACGCAGCTTCCCGCAGCTCAACAGCCTGTAGACTGTGGCAGTGGAAACATTGAGCCGCATGGCAACGATAGACACCTCCAACCGCTTCTCCTTCATACAAACCTCAAATCTCTAATTGATGTTACAGGCGTTTCCCCGTGCAGTGCCCGGTCAAGGGCCATGATTAACGCCACAATACCGTCTATTTTTTCCACGCTTTTGTCCTTGGCTGGCTTAATGTTGCCTGCAGGGTCCTCTTTCACCACCACGTTATCTGCCATCCAGGTGAGCACCTTGTTGCCGCCGTGGGCAATCTTGCCGCCCCGTACAAGTGTGTCCAGCTCTTTTGCCGGTGCGCTCATAGAGGCAAAGCCCTGGCCGAACTCCACCACCTGGATCTCCTCGTCTGACAGGCCCTGTGACACGTTGGTTGAGCCCCAGCGGTCAAACGCTGCTTCCTGCAGATCAAAAACCTTGGCATCCTCTTGGATCTGGGAGAGGATAAACTTTTGATCTATCACGTTGCCGTCTGTGGCAGTGAGCAACCCCTCACGCACAAACACATCATACGGCACACGATCCTTACGGCTCCGCTCCACCATGTTGTCCTCTGGTATCCAAAACCGGCACAGCACCTTGTAAGGCTCGTCCTCTTCTATCGGGGGGAATACCAATACCCAGGCGGTGATATCGATGGAGCTGGAAAGATCCAGCCCGCCCCAGCATTGACGGCCAGCCAATTGCTCAGGGTCAACCGGAGTGGCACATGCCCGCCAGCGGTCCACGTCTATCCAGCGAGTTTCCGCCTGGGTCCACATGTTCATCCGGAGCCGAAGCACGGCGTTCATTGCTGCCGGTGATTCCTTGGCCGTCTTCACCATCCGCCGCAGATCATCCGGCTTTACCGATACACCCAGGTTAGGGTTAGCCTTGATCCACATGGCCTCGTTGTCCCATTCCTCCAGATCGTCCAGCTCGTAAATGATGCCAAAAAAATCGTCATCATCAATCACGCCAGAGAGCACCTTTTTGGTGTATTCGTATTTTTCCCAGCAAATTGACTGCCGGTTAAAGCCTGCCGTGGTGACAGCCAGCAGTAGGGGTTGACGCCTGGCACCGGTGGCGGTTTCGATAACGTCCCACATATCACGTGTTTTCCAGGCGTGCAGCTCATCCATTATGGCGCCATGCACGTTGAGACCATCCAGAGAGTTGCTGTCCCTGGCAAGCGGTTCCAGCTTGGACATGGTTTGTGGATCGCTGATATTATCCCGGTACACGGTAAATCTGTTGCCCAGCACCGGGGAGTTGTTGACCATCTGTTTGGCGTCGGTGTGGCAGAGGCGGGCCTGGTCCTTTTTGGTGGCTGCGCTGTAGACCTCTGCCCCTGGTTCGCCATCGGCAAAGGTCAGGTAAAGGGCGACAACTGCCGCCAAAAAAGTTTTGCCGTTCTTACGGGCAATCTCCAGCATGGCCACTCTGAAACGGCGGGTACCATCGGCACGCTTCCAACCAAACAAAACCCACAGGAAAAACAATTCCCATGGCTCAGGCTCAAACATCCGCCCGGCCCACTCACCTTTGAAATGGCTACAGAACGAACAAAAATCTATAACGTGCCAGGCTGCATCCTCATCGAAATAGAGACCACGCTCATGCCCGGTTTCAAGGTCCTGGTAGTGGCGCTCCACTGCCAGCTTGACCCACTTGCAGGCCACGATCTCACCGGAGCGCACCGCATCGGCGTAGTCCATGGGGTGAGTGTCAGCCATTTTGCTGCCGTGGCTTTTTTTGACCCATAAACTCATCAAACAAGTCCAGCTGCTTCGGCTGCTCAACCATGGCCTTCATGCGCGCCCTGGTGGCGGGAGTCATGCCAAACTCACCCATGATGGACTGCATCTGCTTAATGCAGGCATTGGCAATGTTGAGGTAGGCACTCTGGGCCTGGTACCCGGTTTTGGTTTTCATCACCAGACTGTCGTCACCCTCAAGCTCTTTCTCGGCTGCGAGCCAGCGGCAAAACAACCGGCAGTACATCTCCAGGGCCGTAAGATCCAGGTTGGAAAGCAACCCGACCTTGTGCAGCTCCGGAGCGATCCTGCGCCACTCCTCCTGCCCAACCTCCGGCAAACGTTCAGGCGGCTCCGGCAAAACAGCAGCGACCTGAATGCCGCCCCCGTGTCGATCCTCACGGAACGACCCGTGCAATTTATGTACGTTTTTCGGTAATGCTTTCCGGCCTCTCATATCAACCTCGCTTGCCCTTTCAGGCTGTTATCCTGCTCCAGCAGAACGTAACTTTTAGATGTACCATCAACAACTTAACAAGCACCCCCCTCTCCATTTC